GATTACAAAAGCCGCTGTCGGAAATATGAGCGATGAGGTGAAGCAGGGCTTTGCGGATATGAAAACATCCATCGGAGAGCTGAGTTCTCAGACCAGTTCCCTTGGGAATGCGATCCGCAGCCTTGGCGATACCTTCAACTCGGATTTCTTAAAGAGCCTCGGCAACGGCATCAGCAAGGTCGGTGACACGGTCAATACGGTCACGGGGCTTGTGGACAAGCTCGGTTCCATGAAGAACACCATCGGAAACCTTGGAAGTACGATGCAGAACCTCGGCAATGTTCTCGGCACAGAGAACGGCGGCGGCCTGCTGTCCAACATCGGCAGTTTCCTGTCGAAAATCGGCAGTGCAGATGGCGGTCAGATCGTGTCGAACTTTGGCAACCTGATCTCCGGGTTGACTTCCAAGATGGGCGGCCTCGGAGAAGGCATCACTGGCATTATCTCGAAGCTGGGAAGCCTTAGCTCCAGCGGTGGGGGAATCCTGTCGAATCTGGGCGGGCTGCTTTCCGGTGTAGTGACGAAGATCGGCGGCTTAGGCGGCAGTCTTTCTGGGCTTCTGTCTGGTGTGGGTTCCACATTGGGCGGAATTGCTGGTTCTGCCGGCTCCGCAATCGCAGGACTGTTCGGCTCGGTTGGCACGGCCGTATCTGGTCTGGCGGCAGGTGCGGGTACGGCTCTTGCAGGCGTAGCAAGCTCCGCAGGTGGTTTCCTCGCATCCGCAGGCACAGCACTTGCTGGCCTGGCGGGTCCTGCAGGTATCGCAGTGGCAGCCGTTGGCGGCATCGGTCTTGGACTGACCGCTCTCTGGAAAAACTGCGATGGCTTCCGGGAAGGAGTCACGAATATCTGGAACAAGGTCACTTCGGTATTCTCGAATGGAGTAAATGCCATCAAGAACGGTATCTCCAATGCGGCTTCTGCCATCGGCAACGTGGCATCGTCCATCTGGGGCGGTATCAAGAACGTGGCTTCCTCGGCAGTCAGCTGGGGCAAGGATATCGTTGGCGGTATTGCAGGAGGCATCAAAAAGGGTGTGAGCTGGGTCGGCAGTGCGGTCAAGAGTGTGGCAAGCGGTATCCGTTCGTTCCTGCACTTCTCTGTGCCGGATGAAGGACCTCTGGCAGATGCGGACACCTATATGCCAGACTTTATGAAGCTGCTTTCCGGCGGCATCAAGAAAGGCGAGGGCGGACTAATCAGCCAGATCAGGTCGATGGCAGCAAAGGTGCAGCAGGGTATGGAGGGCATCAGTTCCTTCAGTCTGCCGGAACTGACCCTGCCGCACTTCGATGGCTCTGGCTGGAACTTCCCGCAGGCGGCTCTGGCCGGAGGCGGTACCACCCGGACGACCAACCTTGGTGGCGTATATATCACGGTCAACGGCTACAATGCCCGGAACGATGATGAACTCGCACAGACCGTTGCCGATAAGATCAACGGCATGATCCACGAGGATGATTCGGTCTTCAAGTAAAGGAGGAGATGCGTATGGGCTATAACACCCCAAAGCAGACAGTATCACAGTTTCAGCTCAAAGGCAGATATGCCAGACAGTATCTGTCCTTTGCCGGGAAGTCCAGCAAGGACTTCCTTTTATATTTGTCTGGTCCCGGTGTGTATGATTCCCCGGCTGCGGATGTGGAGAGCACCTCCGTACCCGGCAGGAACGGGGACATCATCACCGAGAATGCAAGGACAGGCAGGCGTAGGTATCAGAACGTGGATATCAAGTATAAGGCATTTTTCTTCAACGGTCTGCCTGCCAAGACCGCAGCGGTCAAGGCATGGCTGTTATCTCCGATCGGGTATCAGAAATTGCAGGACACCTACGACCCGGATTTCTTCCGGATGGCAGTCTGCAAGGACGCCCTGGAATTTGATGTGACAGCCCAGAAAGCCGCTGAGATGGAGCTGACATTCAACTGTAAGCCCCAGCGTTGGAGCGTGGATGGGCAGAGGGTGATCCGGCTGGATGGCAGGTCGACCTTAAAGAACCCCTTCGCTTTTCCGGCACAGCCTATCTTCAAGATCTACGGGGATTCTGGCGGCGAACTGTATGTGGGTGAGGAGAAGATCACCATCCACAGCATCAAGGACTACGTGCTGCTCAACTGTGAAACGCACAACGCTTACAACGCTTCCGGCTTCTGCAATGAGACCATCCTTTCGGATGATTTCCCGGAACTGCCGGAGGGAAAGACACAAATCGCATGGACAGGCGGCATCACGGCGGTGGAGGTGACTCCACGCTGGTGGACGCTGTAAGAGGGAGGTGCAGCCAGTGATCCCATGTTTATATGCATCAACAGAGATGAAGTTCAATCATAACGGTATTGGAAAGCTGGCAGATGCACAGTCTTGTACCGTAACGGAAAAGAGAAACGGAAGCTATGAACTGAAGCTGGTCTGTCCGGCAGATGGCATCCATGCAGAGATGCTGGAGGAGGGGAATATCATCCTTGCCAAGCCATCCGATACCATGCAGTCTCAGCCGTTCCGCATCTACAAGATCACGACCCCGATAGATGGAAAGCTGGAAGTTCAGGCTCGGCACATTTCCTACCAGCTGAACTTCATCACAGTTTCCCCGTTCTCAGTGACTGGGTGTGCGGGAGCAATGCAGGGGCTGAAAAGCCACGCTGCTTCTGACTGCCCTTTCGATGTCTGGACGGATGTGGACTCCAGTGCAACTTTTACGCTGGGCGTTCCATCGTCCTTCCGTAACTGTCTGGGTGGCATGGATGCTTCCGTGCTGGATACCTTCGGCGGTGAATTTGAGTGGGATCGCTACACGGTCAAGTTTCATAAAACCAGAGGTGCGGATCACAATGTCCACATCATCTACGGGAAGAACCTGACAGACTTCAAGATGGAGAAATCCATCGAGAACACGATCACTGGTGTGCATCCGTACTGGGTGGACAATGAAACCCAGGCGGTTATGGAACTGCCGGAGAAGGTGGTGCTGCAAAGCAAACGGTCAATTCCTTACCAGAAGGTTACCGTGCTGGACTGTACCAGCAATTTTCAGGAAAAGCCGAGTGAAGCGGCACTCCGGGAATACGCACAGAACTATATCGACACCACGGACTTAACGGAGCCGGAGATCGACATCAAGATCGACTTTTTACAGCTCTGGAATACGCCGGGGTATGAGGACATCGTGGAAGCAGAGCGTGTCTCCCTTTGTGATACGGTCCATGTGTATATCTCAAAGCTGGGCATTGAGGTCAGTTCCAAAGTCACCGAAACCGAGTATGATGCGCTGCTGGAACGCTATAACAGCATTACGCTGTCGAACTCCACGGTCAGCAGCCGGAATTCTTCTCTGACTGGTTCGCTCAACAGCATCCGGAATACAGCAACGATTGCCTACGATACGGCAGTCCGTGCGGAGACAGCAGTGGGAGAGCAGGTCGGTGGAATCACGGCATCCATCATTTATGACGGTACGCTTTTTGCTGCGCTGTTTGGACTACATTATAAAAATGAGACGGACAGCAAGGGAAACACGACCCGTTATGCATTCAATGCGGCGACTTTGAAACAGTCCACGGTCGCATGGAAGAACAGCTCTGCCGGGCTGTTTGTATCCACGGATGGCGGTAAAACGTGGGGCTATGGCTGGGAGTCGGATGACACGGCAGTCAGGACGGCGATCCTGCTGGAACAAACCCTCAAGGAACTGGATGACCGCTACAAGAAAGCCACGGAGCTTTCCGAGGAGCTGCTGAAGGAACTGGATGAGCGGTACAAAACAGCGACCTCTATCTCTGCCGAGCTTCAGAAAACACTCGATCAGCGGTACGAAACTGCCAAAAAGCTGTCCAAAGAGCTGTATGAGGAACTGGATCAGCGGTATGGCACCCTTACGGAAATCTCAGAAGATCTGCAAAAGGAGTTGGACGAGAGATACAGTGTGGCGAAGAAGCTGTCGGAAGAGGTTGAAAAAGAACTGGATGAAAAGTACCAGCCGAGTATCCCGGTATCGGAAACCGCACCGGAGGCCCCGGCAGCAGATACGCTCTGGGTCGATAAGAAGAACCTTCGGTTAAAGCTCTGGGATGGAGAACGGTGGCAGACCATTGGCTATGAGCCGACGGAACCGACCGAGCCGACCACACCGACCGAGCCAGAAACACCAGATATCGAAAAGCCGGGTGGTGAAGATAAGGATACGGAAAACAAAGAAGAAACAGATGACAAGAAGACGGATCAGGAAGGAGGGAGTGCGTAATGATCACAAGCATTTATCAGGAAGTGGAGCTGTCACTGACGGAGAATCTGATCCCGGTGACAGTCCCGGTCAAACAGTATGATAACAGGGCACGGAAAGTCAGATGTGTCCTGTATAACAACTCGGTACAGTATTCTGTACCGCAGGACTGTATCGTTGCCTGTTCCGGTACCAGACCGGACGGCACGATCTTTCATTACACCAGCGAGACGGCATCCGACCTTGTGTTTGTTGAAAATGGGGCGGTCGTCTTTACAATCACGACCTTCATGACGGCGCAGGCCGGGCGGTTTCCGCTGGATGTTGTTATGCTCAGCACAGCGGGGGATGTTCTTGGTTCGTTTTCCCTCACATTGAAGGTGGAGCGGGCAGCCATCAACAACGGCAAGATCGCCACTTATACCTACGCCGGTGTTGTGGAAGCCATCCGTCAGGGACTGCTGGAAGTGTATATCACGGATGCTGGCTATTTTGCTGTTGTGTCGGAGGATGGACTCGGTTTCAGTGACAAGTCGGAATCCAGCACCATCCAGAAATTCATTGAAAATCTTTTGAACTGTACGGTTACGGATGACGGCTATCTTGCTTTCACCACTGAAGACGGTCTGAAGCTCATCTTCTCAATGGGCGGTGACGGACGGCTGATCGTAGAGTTTACAAACGGCTGATAGAGCCGGGAAAGGGGAAAATATGTCGGAATATATCGGAAACCGAATCGTCCCTCGCCATGATGGTGTCTGGGACAAAGCAAAAGAATATGAGCCTCTTACCATTGTGTATGAGGAATCCACAGGCGACAGCTATATGAGCCGGAAACCTGTACCGGCCGGAACGCTTCTGTCACAGGAGGAATACTGGGCGATGTGTTCCCGGTTCTCGGAACAGATGGCTCTGTACCGTCAGAATACGGCAGAAGAAGTGGAGCAGTTCCGCAAGGATACTGCGGCAGATGTAGAGCAGCTTCGTACAGATACTGCATCAGATGTGGCAGCCTTGCGCAAGATGACCGCACAGGATGTAGCGGATATCACCCAGAAGGTCGATGCCGCAAACAGTGCGGTTGCGGCCAGTAAGTCCGAGATGGATAAGACTGCAGAAACGCTGAAAGCCCAGATCAATGCCAACGTCAAGGCATCTACAGATAAAAATGCCAACTATGCACAGGAGCTTGTAGATGCCCGTGTGGATGATGAGGGAAAGACTTATCCCACAGCCGGTGACAATATCCGTGCGGTCGGCAGGGTGCGTTCCATGCAGAATATCATGAAGAACTGGGTGATCAAAAATGGTTACGCAAACCAGAACGGCAACCTTGTAGCTTCGGAAAGCTGGCGCGTGGCGCACATGGTCCCGGTCAGCGGTGATGCGATTCTGGTGGACGGTCAGTTCGGCTATATGAGCGGCCGGGATGACTATAACAACGTGGTCTGCTATGACATGGACCGTAAGTTCCTCGGTGGCTGTTTCCGGGCAGAGAGCGGCAAGGTCTATGACAACTATGTGATCACACTGCTTCCGAATACCCGTTTCATCTCTGTCACCACCAATGAAAAGCTGTTCTCGAAGCTCTCGGTGTACCTCTATGACAATATGCTCCCGATGAGATTGCTGTCAAATTACGCAACAGGCTGGCAGTGGATGAACGGCAGCGTGGATATCAGGTTCACGGGCAGCAAGGTGACAGTCACATTCCCGGAGGGAAAGAGTGTGTATGTCTGCCGCCGTACAAATGGTATACAGTACGAGCAGACGAAACTGGTGGCGGAAAACAGTACCTCGTTTGACTTTGCAGTAGTGGGAAAATGGTGGGCGATCTACTATGATGGTGCGGAAGCATCCGCAAACGAGACGGGAGAAAAGACAGAAGTCCCTGTCATTAAGGTGGAAAATACAAGCGGCGATAGCTGGGGCGATCTATTCACAAAGGGCCGCTTTGTGTTTGCGGTCTTTTTTGACTGGAATGTGGTGTACGCAGCTCCTTCGAGCAGCGGTACAGTCATCAACGGGATTGATTATGGCAATCCAGCCAAGATTGCGAATACTGCGATGACCTGGCACAAGTACCGTTCAGCAAAGATGTTCCTCGCTACAGGCCAGTTTGCGATCGATACGGTCAACCGCACCATTCAGGTCACGAAACGTATCCTGGCGGTTGTCGATAACGGTGCTTACTACTGGATCAGTGCTAGTGAGGAGCCGGTACCGATGTTGGATAGCACGGAAGCAGAAAAGCATCACATGCTGATCCTTGCCTATGACTCGTCCATAGATCAGATCAATCTTTACAACACTGCACAGTTCCGGGCATTGGGAGTAAACGGCTACTATATCGCTGCATGGTATGAAAACCATTTCTGGTATCCGCACATGGGTTCCTCTTTCAGCATTGTGCTGGATGGCACGACTTATAAGGCTGGTGAGCTTTTCGATGAAGAACGGCGTGATTCCTATATCGAAAAGAAGTATGAGGACCGCTTTCAGCAGCTCCGCACGGATCTTGCCGGTAAGGATTCCCGCCATATGTATCTGGCAAGCGGCGGTATTACCATTGACCAGGATGCCGGTACGATCCAGGTCAGTACCAAGTGTCTGGGTGTTCCGGATACGTTCCACTATGAGTGGATCATGGCAGGCGATCCGGTAGAGATGGCATTTAACACACCCAGCTCGACATTTGGTATGCCGATGCGCATCCTTGCTTATGATGCTGGCACGAGAACCATCAACCTGTACGATACCAGCCTGTTCCGCAAGCTGGGCACGAATGGTTTCTATATTGCATCCTGGTATCAGAGCAAGCTGTATAATCCGCACATTCACCCGGATGTGAAGTTCATTGTGGGCGGTAAGGAATACAAAGCGGGTGATCTCTTCGCAGATAACGCGGCATCTTTCATCCCGAAGCGTATCACGGATTATGTGCAGAAAGCCATTACTCCGGCTGTAGAGGATGACATCGTGACCCCGTCCCACTGGGACTGCATGGAGGGACGCCAGCTTTCCATCTTCTTTGACTGTCTTTCCCGCCACGATGGCAAGGAAAATCTGTATGTGCTCGCCAGAGGCACGAATGCACCGAGCCTGACCCGGAACGAGTACTGCATGAACTACACGCCGACGAAGGACAGTACGGATTTTGCACTGACCGTCTGCCGTCTGGATGAAGATGACTGCCATACGGTATCGTCCAAACCTGTCCAGGTCAGGGTTCACCATAAGCTGAAGGACAAGCTCACGAAGAATATCTGCATCTGTGGAGACTCTCTCGTGGACAATGGTTCTGTGGCAACGGAAGTGTACCGTCTGCTGGCAGAGGATAATGACTGCGTGATCCACCAGCTGGGAACGAGAGGACCGTCTGGCGGCAAGCACGAAGGACGCGGCAGCTGGACCTTTGCCCGGTATCTGGCAGATACGGATTACGCCGGCAAAACGAATGCGTTCTGGGACAAGATCAAAGGCCGTCTGGATTTCCAGAAATACTGCGAGACCAACGGCTATGAGGGCATCGATTACTTTCTGATCGCACTTGGCACCAATGATGTGTCACAGGGCACTACACTGTACCGCACGGAAGCAGAGGTGCAGAAGTTCGTGGATCAGGCGAAGCAGTTCATCGATGCGCTGCTGGATAAGGAAACGGGCTTCCCGAACTGCAAGATCGGTATCGGTCTTTGTGGTCCCGGCTCGGATTATTCTTATCAGTGCGGTTCCAGCATGGGTATCTTCCATATGAGTATCAACACGCTGAACCTTGCACTGATCAAGGCATTTGATGCTGGCAAGTATCGCAAAAACGTGACCTGTTTTGCCCACGGTCTTCGCACGGACCGCCGTCTGGCATTTCCGTATTCGGATAAGCCGGTGACGAACCGATTCACGGAAACCAGCCGGACGCTGACCAACAGCATCCACCCGTCCGGAAGAGGCTATCAGGCATGGGCAGACGGCTATTACTGCCAGATCCGTGCATGGCTGACGGAAGACAGCAAATAAAACGGCATTATGCCGGGAAAGGAAACAATATGATGAATCGTCAGAAAATTCG